TTGATGATGTCAAGGGTAATGTAACCCATGAAAAAACGATAAATCCCCATGACAAAAAATGGCTCAATTCTTTTGGGGTAGAAGGCAGTAAACAAGCCGCTTTTAATCGCAAAGAAGCTCATTGGATTAGAAAATCTTCTGGTTCTAAAATTGAGGAAACTCTTAAAAAAGCGGTTAAAATCTTAGGGGAAAATGGAATCCCAACATTAGTAGCGGGGGGTTATGCGGTACAAGAATACGGATATCCTCGTTATACTAAAGATATAGATATTATTGTACCTGATAGAATTCAATCCATACAACTACTTATTGGAAACGGATTTCATAAAGCCAATACTCCAAACACAGTTATAGATAATGAAACAAATGAAGAAGTTGATTTATTACTGGCTGGGGATCGTATGAATATAGGTCCTGTTCCTTTTCCCGTCCCGTCAGAAATAACGCTTGTACCGAAATTAATTACATTAGAAGAATTGATTGATTTAAAATTGGGTAGTTACGCTTCTAATCCATGGGGCAGAACCAAAGATTTGGCCGATGTAACAGAATTAATTCAGCGTAATAGTATACCCAAAGAATTTATGGCAAAAGGGTTGATGAATAAAGCATGGAATAATTTATGGGATATGATGCACCAAACTCCAGATAATCCTATAGAGCCAAAAGAATCTTGTTTTAAAGTTTTGTCTTCTGTCGTAGAAATAGAAAATAAAATAGCAGATGACGAAGATCAATTAGACTCAGAAGGCGAATACTTCCTTGAACAAGTAAGTGATGCTAAAGAAGAAGCCAAGCGCCATTTTATGGAAGAAGATTATATTCAGCAACAAGCAGCCGAGGATGGCCGAACCATGGAGGAAATGTGGGCTGAGATAGGGGAAGAGTTTACCGCTAATTTCTACGATTATCCCTATAATCCGCCAAAAGAGAAACAAAAACCCATAGCCACACCTGAATTTTCTACTGGAGATAAAGAACATCTACACGGCATGGGAGTGCTAGGAAGTGGATGTCCTTTATGTAAGAGCGCTAACTTGAAGAAAGTTGCGGGCATGGATTTGACTGAATGTACAGATTGTAAAGGTGTTTATTCAATACCCACATCATAAGTAAGGACTCAGCATTGGTATAAATATGTCATTTATTTAAAGATGCTTGTGCTATTTTTTTAAGCCTCTGTTAAATACTTGAGCCAATTGTGTGGACAAAACAAAATAGGATGCCTTTTAAAAAATTTGCAAATGCGGCTGTTACAGAGCCCGTTCTAAAACCCGGTGATTGGGAAAAAATGTACGGCAGCCGAGCATTTCGTGGATGCCACATTGACGGGGATCATCCGTTCTGCAAAACCGCGTCCGCGCAAAAAATTGCAAAGTCCTCAAATTACTTGCTTAGCCATTGCACGATCATGGCATCAGTGATGACTGAAGAAGAACCATTCGACTATTTCATCAAGCCCGAGACAAGTCATTTGGTGAATAATAACGATGACGCGTGGACGAACGAAGTACTGAAACTTTCTGCACCATCTTTCGTAGGCGCGTTCAACTTCGTTGAGCATTTCCAGAATTCGAAATATGCAAAAGGGCATATCCTCAGTCAAGTCTTGCGTAAGATCAATATCGCGGGCGGCATCTGGGTTTATTTCTGTGACATCCTCGTAGCGACTGATGTCACTCACGAGAAGCTGGTGAGCGACATTCGAGACGGCAACGTGCGTTATCTCTCCATGGGATGTGTTACAGACTTAGTTATTTGTTCTTACTGCGGTGCGCATGTAACTGATGCTAGTACCTACTGTTCCCATTTACAATATCAAAAAGGGACCTTTCTGGCCGACGATAACGGGATCCCTCGTAGAATAGCGGAACTTTGCGGGCATAAAACGATGCCTAATGGCGGAGTAAAATTTGTAGAAGCCAGTTGGGTAGCAACTCCAGCTTTTCCTGGCGCGGTGAAACGAAATATAGTCGCTGAATCGTGGGAAGGACCAAAAACCCCATATACACAGACTGCGGCTAAGACAGCTGCGTTTGCAAAAGCAGCTTCTGACCGGTCGGACATCTGTGAATTTTTGCTTGAAAATGACATCAAAGGGGGGTTACGGCGCTAGAAACCCAACTACGAAATTCTCTATAGAACAAGGAATTTACCAACTATGGCAAACCTAAAAACAGTACAAGCAGCACTAGAACGAAAACAAGCAGATCTGGATATGATGGATGATCAGCTTTTGGAAATGGATTCCAACCTTCCTCCGGATATGTCTTCATCGCCTGAATTTGACCTACTCGCAGAGAAACGCGAAGAACTTGAAGAAGAAATTCATAATATGCGCGAGGGCGTGCAGCTTATAGGTGAATGGGAAAAGTTTAAAGGTGGTCCCTGGTCTGAGGATATAAAACAACTTTTAAGTGAAATTGATATTGAAATTACTGATATTGCCGGAGGAGAAGTAGCCCCTGGTTCTGCATTACCTGGCATGGAAGGTGATTTAGGCGGCGGTGCAGATATGGGTATGATGCCCCCACCAAGTCCTGTAGCGCCTGAATCTGCCCCTCCTGTATCAGAACCCGTACACCCGGCAGCACCAACTACACCCCCTGAAGCAGGAGCCCCCCCATTGGAACCCCCTATGGCGGCTTCTAAAAACTCAACTAGTAAGAAAATTAACTATCAATCTCTTGAAGAGAGGGGCAATTTTGCCCATTTGAACTCAAAAAAGGAAGGCAATTATATGGCAACTCCGACTCAAGCCACAGCTTCAGTAAATCAAAAGCTGGCAGATACAAAAATTAGACGCGAGGCGATTAGGAAAGAAGCACAACAGCGTGTTGCCGCAGCGTGGACAATCGCAAAAACTATGCTCCCAACCGCGCCCGCAGAAGTGCAAAAGAGCGCAGCTGCTACCCTACTTCAAAATACTACTCCGGTATTGAATGCGATGCTTCGTCAAACCGCAAAGAATTCTCATTATACCAAGCAAGCCGAAGAAGTTCACAAGAAAGAAATGAATGATCTTCTCCCACCATCATCCGAACTAACTTCAGAACAACGAGCTGTAGCTGCCGAACTCAAGGGTGAACCCAAGAATGCCGGTGGTCGCCGTATAACTGATAAAGTTGCTGATGATCGTAAAGAATCTGGTCCTCAACCCGAAACTTATAATGATGGTAGAGGCTGCGGCGGCGGTAAGCATACTGAGCCTAAGGAAATGGACGCTGGTTCAACTTCATCTCAAACCGAACCTCAGAATCGTCCAGATAATACTATTAACAAATCTGATGGCGACAAGAAAGCGTCTAAGACTGCTAAGTGCGATTGCGAAGAAGGCAAATGCAAATGCGGAGCTACTGAAAAAGCAGCAGCCAAGTGCGAAAAATGTAAAGGACCTTGTAAGTGTGACAACAAGAAGGAAGCCGCTCACAAACCAGATTGCAGTTGTAACTTCTGCAAAAACACAGGAAAGTCTAAAGACAAGAAAGATAAGAAAGAAGCAACCACTAAAAAAGCTGCCCCACCTGTTATGGATGCCCCACCAACCGATGATGTACCTCCCATGGACGGTGAAGCTCCAGTAGAAGAAGCTCCAATGGATGTACCACCAGAAGATGAAGCAATGGAAGAAGCACCAATGGATATGCCGCCAACCGAAGAGGGCGCGGATACCCCAGGTGAAGTTCTTTCTGATGAAAAGAAAATGGTCGTTGAAGAGAAAATTGAAGAAGCTCAAGAAGCGATCCAAGCTTTGGAACAGGAAATCCTGTCTGAAGGCGATGAAGAACTTGATTTGTCAAAAATGAATGAAGGACCCGAGGAAGTTGGACCTGAAGGTGAAGAACTCGATATGTCCGGAATCTTCAATGAAGATGGAAGCGCTACAGAAGAAATGGAAGAAAAAGTTAGCGCCCTGGCAAATGAGGATGATGAACATACCGCTGGTAATGGGGAAGAGTATTTTGCCCCCAGCGCTGCGGAAACCATGGAAGCTAGTTTGGATGAACCTCAAATGGCATCAATGGATGATTTCTTCTCTTTGCGCGGTAGTGATAGTGACCCATTGGCTCATCTTATTGCCGGTGAAATTCGTACCGCAGCTGATGTTGCTGGTATGACTGTAATTCCAACATCTACAGGCGAACTCGCCAATAAGATGGAAACAGATACCGCAAAGGGTGAGAGTAGAGATAATGAATCCGATCACGAAGGCGATCTATTCGCTGAGGCAATTGAAGATCAGAAGCCCGAAGATGGCGGATTTAAACGTGTAAAACAAGACGAAACTAACGAACTCAAACTACCTACTAAATCAAAAGAAAGTTCAGCCAAAACACCAGTTATCAAAAAACTAAAAGCTGTTACAGCCTCTGCACCTAAACCAATGAATATCGCTTCCGCTTTATTTGGGGACGATGACTTTTAACTTATTTTTACTTCTAACAATGAGCCCCGGGAAACCGGGGCTTTTGTTTTGCTCCATTATTTTCGATTTAGATGCCAGCGCCATACAGTTTGAAAAGGGAGTTCATGTAAGTTAGCAAACTCCTGTATAGTACCTGACCATTTAAGAAATTCTTCTCGCCTATCTCTATAGTTAATACAACTTCGTCTATGCCCACCAAAAACACCAGGCTTTACTTGTTTAAATTCCCTCTCACAATTAGGGCATGTGTAATCTTTTAAAGTGTTAGTTTCGTTTTTTATAGTACCTAATTTGAAATCTACATTTTTTGCTTTGTTGTGAGCACGGGCACATAACCTGCAAAAATTAGCCCTTCCTAACCTGGCTTTACGTTCTTTATTAAACTCGTTAAGAGGCTTATTGGTTAAACATTTACCACATCGTTTGATTTGTTCATCTGTAAAGATAACATTGGGACGATCCGGTATTTTTTTAGCAGCATGATTTATACAAAAACGTCTATGCCCACCAAAAACCCCTTTAGTAACTTGTATAAATTCTTTCCCGCAAATATCACATTGGAAATTTTGTAGCTTAATATTTTCTTTTTCATTATATTCAGTAACTATTTTTGACTGTAATATTCTTCCGCGCTCATATACTTCAGCATAACTAGGTAATTCTTCTTCAGAGACTTGATACACAGTTTTATTATTGGCCATGTAATAAAATGTAAGTTGAAATTTATAAATTTGAGGAGCACATACCGCTAGCCAATAATGTGCTTTAAAATGGTCTTGATATGAAAGAAAAATCAAATTATCTGGATATTTAGTATCTTCTGGAAAAGCACTTCTTGGTAAAATGTGATGTAATTCGGACCCATTTTTATCCCTCGTAGGGCAACTATCAATAAAATTACAATAAAGTGAAAAATCAGCTTTAGATTCAAAAGTAGCTAATTTATCACGAATCCAATTTGGTAAGGACATTATTACTATAAATACTAACAAAATGATAAAAAAGATAGTTAGTTTGAAAACCAATTATTAATCGCATGAATGTAGCCGTTTTAATTCTATAGTCTTACTCCTTTCCAAAAGGACTAGATTGGTTTTAAAACAATTCTTAAGCTACACGGAGAAACTAAAAAATATGAGCCTCAATTGGGGCCGCTTTAAGGAAACTTAAAGTTTGTAAACCTTCTCTTATTGACTTGAACGCTGAAACGCCAACAAGGGGCAAGCTAGAAATAGCAGCCTGAGAGACTAAGCGAGAAGGCATCCAAATGGATGGTGCGATAGTCCGAGCATTACGGGAATAGTAACCGTAAGAGATAAGCAGAAATGCCTTATCTCAACTACTTATAGTAATGTTACATCCAGTACCATTACTGTTATAAGTAGTTGATAACAAACCTGTAAATTAACATATTACGGTCAAAACGATTCGGTCAACTGTACGCCCGCCGTTTTCCTAACTGGCGATCCGGGAACTGACCAACAGACTCTTACTTCTGCTGGGTACCTTGGTGGTGTAATTGTAGCGCTGATCGACAGTGCTGCTACTCTTACCTCTCCCATTGCTTACCAATCAGCTTACGAGCCTGCGTTTGGTTCTATTGGAAACATTGTACCTTGTGATACAGGTGCAGGTTCTTATGGAGCTAACGAAGGAAATGTCCCGTTCGCAACGCTGCTCAATGGTCCCGGCGAATTCGCTGGTGCAATTGGGCCGTCTGGTTCTAAAAAAGCTCCTGTTGTCCGCGCACTTTGGCAGGGCAATGTGGACTATCAGGGCTATGACGCTAATGGAACTTTTAAAATCGGACAATACCTATACTGTGGTACCTCTGTAACTTATGCGAATGTCGGGAAATACACCGATCAAACACATCAGGCTAAAGCAGCAGGTGTTGGAGTTGTAGGAATTTGCACGCATGTGCCGTCTACCATTGAGCCTTGGCTTGGTGTAGCGAGCCTAATCTAAGGAGAGGAAAATAAAATATGGCAAACCTTTCACGTACTCAGCAACAGACCGCAATGCTTGGGCAACTGCTCAAGACAGCCGGTGGCAGACAAAAACTAGCGGCGTCGTTGGGACCTTCCCTTCGTCGTCGTAGAGATTATATGTCCATCGCTCGTAAAGCATTGATGGTCGAAACTCTACCGGACGGCGCACTGCCGATCTACGATAAAGAATTTGACACCGCAGCTATGACGGTTGGTTCAACACCTGGTTCGTCCTTTGTTGAAGCATTCGTTGTGGGTGAAGAAGGCGGAGATATTGTCCGCGTTACTAAACCAAAGCGTGTCACGGTTCCCACATTTGAAATTGTGTCGAACCCAATGATTCCTATTACCCAAATCAAGGAACGCAGATTCGATCTCGTCGCTCGTTCACTCAACTTGGCGAAAGCTGAAGTTGGTGCGCAAGAAGACTCGTACGTTTTTTCGCTCTTCGATGCAGTCGCTAACGCTGCGGCAACGCATGCTGCTAACGACCCGGTTTATAACCCGGACATTCAGATCAACGCTCCTATTGACCTCAACTCAATGGCAGACGGCTTTGGTCAAGTGCAGCGTCATGATTTGTCTGTAGCTTTCTGCTTCTTCAATCCGCGTGATTATACGGATTTGTTGAAGTGGACTCAACAAAACATCGACCGTGAAACTCAGCGTAAGCTTTTAAAGACTGGGGTCATGGGATATTTGTGGGGTGCAACTCTTCTCCAATCTCGTAAAGTAGGTTATGGCTGCATTTACATTTTGGCCGATGCTGAATTCCTCGGAGTCATTCCCGAAAGAATTCCGCTAACGGTCATGAGTGCAGATAGACCTGACTTACGTCAAATCGGGTTCTCTATTTTTGAGAATCT